GGCCTCAGTGCCCGTCTCGATGAGGGTTGTTTCCTCCATCGTTTCCTCCTGTGGGCCTGTTGCCCGTTGAAACCGGAATCCCGCGCCCGGGTCGGCACCGATGGGGACAAGGGAGACTTCCTCGGGTTCCCAGTCAGTCACCAGCACCTGGCGCAGCGTTGCGTCTTTCGGCGTGACATCTTCGATGCCGTGAATCGCCACACCCATCGAGGCGTTGCGCAGGATTCCGTCTTGGACGTCCTGCCAGATAGGGTCGACCTCGGCGCGCTTGGAGAACCGCACGGTTGCCTTGCCGATGCCGTTCTCGACCCAGGCTTTTGTGATCACGCCAATCACGTCATCGACGGTGAAGTCACGGTGCGAGTTGAGAAGCGGTGCCGATCCGCTCGCCATGCGGCCCATGCGGATGGAAGCCGGGTCCATCGAGAAGCACATCTCATAGGCACCCCGGCCATCGAAGCGGCGCACATTGGCGCCGGTATACCAGGTGAGCGTAGCGGTGCGGTCCTCGCGGCTTGCCGGCGAGAGGGCTTCGAACTCCGCGGCCAGCCGCTCACGGGTGGGTGTGTGTTCGTTCATTCGGTGAGTTCCTTCTGCTGGGCGCCCGCTTGCGTCACCCGCCGCGGATCGCAATCGAGCACGATGCCGCGCTCATCGAGCAACCGGTTGATGTCGGCAATCTGCGCAAGCTGCGCGTCAGGGTCGTATCCCTGTTCGGCGATCGCTTGGCGGAGTGTGAGCGTGCCGGTGCGGAGCCGGTTGAGCGTGGCGACGGAATCCTTGTAAGGGTCGACCGTGCCGAAGCCGGGTGGCGTCCATTCCGCTGGCGCCGGATCGGGTTCGGCAAGCCAACCGGAAAGAAAAGCAACCGGCGCGAAACGCTCCCACACCGGCGTACAGAACATCGGGATGAAAGTGAGCCAGCGGAAGCTCTCGATGCCATTGCGGAAACTGAGCAACCCAGCACGGTAGCTCGAATAATTGACGCGAGAGAGGTCACCCGTCAGTTGCTCGTAGGTCAACTGCAGTCCGGTAGCGATCTGCGCCTGCTTGGCGGCAACGTAATCGCGGTAGCCCGCCGATGCCGAAGGTGCCGCAAAGGCGATTTCTTCGCCGGGCTTTAGATACTCGATCATGCCAGGCTCGAAGCTTTCGACTCGCTTGCCCGTCGCGGGATCCGTGGTGCTGGGCGCGATGGGGAGGCCATCGGGGCCCTGCGGCTGCGTGACGAAAGCGGCAAAGCAGGCTTCGATCTTTTTGCGGACGAGTTCGGCTTCCTCGTACTCATCGAGGTCACGCAGCTTCACGATCACGGGCGCGAGCCACGGCACGCCACGCACCTGACCGGGACGGTCCTTGCGGTAGATGTGCAGGACTTCGGATGCCGGCACGCGCTTCGGTTGCTGGCCGAGCATAATTCCCGATCTCGCAGTCAGGATGTCGCCGGGATGTTCGGCGAAGAGCCAATAGTGGGTGCGCCGATTGTCCTCGTCGAATTCCACTCCCTGGATAATGCAGCCTCTCTTGGTCCTCTCCGTCTTCGAAAGGTCGAGATACTCTGGCTCCAGTACCTGCAGTTGAAGCGGAATCTTCACGCCCCTTTGCGGCGACCGATGGTAAAGGCGGACAATGCATTCCCCGCTCTCGAAGACCGTGCGCGCGACCAGCGCCTGGATGCCAGCAAAGTCGAGTTGCCCGTCGACATCACAATTCTGCGCCCACGTTTCCCAAGCCTTGTTTGCAGCGGCATCATAATCGGCATCTCCGCTACGCGATTGCACAGTAATGCCGGTACCGATTGAATTGCCCACAATCTCCGCCACAGCTCGCGCTGCATAGGCGTTGTTCCGGACGAGATCCCGCGAACGCTCGCGCAGCTTGGTGAGCGCCACACCGATCTCGGCGTTGGCCGAGTTGCCCGAAGTCACCCAGCCGCCGGTGCGCCGGTCGGAGCGGGCACCTTCATAAGCCAGACGAATCAACTCCGAGGCACGCCGCGCGCGCACCCGCCGCAGACCCACCTCGGGGGCGACCCAGGTGATGGCTTTGTCGAGCCAGTTCATCCTTTTGACGTCTGCGCAAAGCTGAAGCGGTCGGTCGCCTTGCCGGCACCGGCGTCGATCGATTCCTTGATCACCGCCCTGGCCTGCAGCAGCTCATCCATTGAGCGGTAGGTGACCGTGCGGTCTCCGAAACGAACCGTAAGCTCACCGCTGGCGATCGCTGCTTCAATGGCGTCGAGCCGCGATTGGCTCCAGGCCATCTACGCGCGTCTCCGCTTGAAGTAGAACGTAGCCCGGGTGCCGAACTCGCGGACCACGGAGACCAACTCCCACCCCTGCGCGCCATGCTCGGCAAGCAGCGTGGGCGATTCCGCTTCACCGGTGACGGTGAGATATTCCCAGGCCTCGCCGCCTGGAGCATTGCCCGTCGCGTGGCCCTGATTCTGACTACGCACCTTCATCGTGATAACCAGTTCTTCCGGCGGTTCCCGAGCCACTTCTCTCGGTCGGGATCATCCTCGGACACCGGACGCGGATGGTTTGCCACCAGGATGCGGTCGGCTTCGTTGTCGAGCGAGAGGCCCATCGAAACGAGCGCCCGTAGCGCGGCATAAGCATAGACCCGGGCGTCCAGCGCTTCCTGGCGCACGCCTGGCTTCGGCCGCCACTCCCGTCTGGGATGGCCCTTCGCGTAGGTCGTGATCAGCACTTCACCCAGCAGTTGCTCGAAGTAGCTTTCCCCGCGCTCTGCCGGGAAGTGCGAATAACCCGGCGTGCCGGGTGTCGGGTTCTTCAGCCGCCCGTAGATCGTTTCCTTCGCTGTATCCGTTCCCACAATCCAGGGCTTCTCGCCACGGATGATCCGTGCCGTCGGTTTGCGCTGCCACACCGGCAGCGGACCGCCCCTCCCCTTCACCGCAAAAATGCGCCGGTGGTAGCGGGTCCGGCAGAACTCATAGACCGCCTGCGATTCGTAACCTGAGTCAATCGCGCAGGCGGCCACGGGCAGCGAGATTCCCGTCTCGTGCTGCCAGCGGCGTTCGAGGTAGGTATCGAGTTCCTGCCACACCAGCGCGCCCGAAGGATCACCCGGCAGCACCCGATATTCGATCGACCAAGATTCCTCGCCACGCCCCCAGCCGACCAGTTCGAGTTCCAACCGGTCCTTCTGGACGTCGATGCCCACCGTAAGCACCACGGCACCGTACGGTACCGCCGCTCGGTAGTGCTCCCGGCGCGCCATCACCGTGGCTTGGTCGACGGTGGTTTCGGCCGCATCGTCCCAGGGCTCGGCGAGCACCGTATTGACGAACTCGCGAAGGGTTTCAACGGATTGCTTGTCGACGCTGAACTTCTTGGCGAGGGCGCCCCACTTGCGCCACGGTGAGTAGAGCCCGTTCACCCAGAAGCCGGCAACATCAGTTACCTCAGGCCGCGCTGCGCGCCACTCGCCAGCGCGCAGCATCTGGTGCTTCTGCCAGTCCTGGATCTCGCCGGCGCAATGCTCACAATGGTAGGCTGCCCGCTCGGGGTCGCCCTTCGGCCACTGCAGCCGCTCCCAGCGCAGCACCTGCATCTCGCCGCAGTGCGGGCACGGTACCCAGTAGCTTTGCTGGTTGGAATTGAGCCAGGCATGCTCGATGCGCGAGGCGCCTTTTGTCGTCGGCGTCGAGCACAGCACCACCTTTCGGTTCCAGAAGTTCGCCGTGCGGGTGATGGCGAGGTTCACCGGATCGCCTTCACTACCCGCGCTGGCCGGATACCGGTCCACCTCGTCGAGCAGGCAGTAGCGGATCGAGCGCATTGCGAGGCCTGCCGGGGAGTTGGCAGCAGCCAGCGTGATCGATCCACCCAGAAACTTCTTGTGCAGGATCGTGTTGTTGGCATCGCGCGCACGCGAATCGGCCACCTTGCCCGCGAGCGATGGCGTGTCGCGTAGCATCGGCGCTAGGCGATCTTTCGAGAAGGCCTCGGCGTCCACTTCGCGGGGCTCAACCAGCAGCACCGGACCCGGATCGAGCTCAATGACGTAGCCGAGGAAGTTCTCCAGTAGACTGCTTTTGCCCGACTGGGCTGCCCACATCATGACCACGGTTTCGAACGAGCTGTTAGGCCCCATGGCATCCATCACCGCCCGCTGATAGGGAGCCCGGTCCGTGCGCCATTCGCCCTTCTCCGCCGCGGATTCTGAAGACAATCGGCGATTCGCATCGGCCCACTCGGAGACCGTCAGATCGGGCGGTGGCGCTAGCACCTCGGCTGCCAGGATCTGGATCTCCTCAACGCGCATACTGGGTTTCGGACCGCAGGTCGTTGATCAGTGCCCGCGCCTCACGCAGGATGGCTTCGCGCACCTGCCGCTCATCGGTGAGCGCCGCCACTTCGGGCGCCAGGCGATTCGGCCAGGCGAGGATGCGATCAACAATCAGCCGCAGGATGGCCGACCAGCGTTGCTTCACGATTTCTGCTTCGACCAGCTTGCCGGTGCGCAGGTCGTACTCCATCTTGCGGAGCTTGGCTTTGAACACCATGTCGGCGGTCTTGGCCTGAGTGAAGGTCGTGCCGGTGGGAGCCACATCCGCCGGCGTAGCCGTTACGCGTTCGGAAATCGGTTCGGGGCGATCATCGAGCACCGCATCGGACGCGGCCGCATCCACCTTGCCGCCCCGCATCACCAGCACGCCCGCCTTTGCCAGACGGCTGATGTACTGGCGGCTCTTTCCGCGGTGACGCGCGTACTCTGCTTGCGTCATCAACCGCTCCGCCATGGCTCTGATTGATTCGAACTGCTTCTCGGAATTTTGATCCGATTTCGCTTGCTTGTTCTACCCGGCGAAGTGATGAATGGGTTCGCAATGAGGAACACCAAATCGAAGACCACCGAGACTGCCGCCGCCCGCTACGCCGCGCGGCATGCCGAAGCCGAGGATTTGCTGAAGCGGATTGAGATTGGCTTGGCCGAGTACCAGAAACGGCAGGCCGAAGAGCCCAAGAACTGGGGCTACGCGATGTTCATGGGGCACATCACGGAGCAGCTTGCCTACGTGCTCGCCGACTTGGGCGATCGCAGCGTGGTCGAAGCCAAAGGCCTCGATTACTGAGCGTGTTTCTCGCCTCCGGCGCAGAGCCGGAATCGAATCCCAACCACCAAGGAGACCGAAACCCATGACGACCTTTACCATCGACACCGACAACACCATCACCGCCTTCGCGGAACTCGAGGATGCCCTCAACCACCGCGTTGGCGCCATCGAAGGCACCTTTGCGAGTGAGGACGAACTCGCAAAGCTCTCGGCCGAGTGGCCCATCGGGCGATATGTCGAACTCTGGAACAGCTTTGCGGGCGTGGTGCCCTTCACGGACCTGAAGCCGGTGAAGAAGTTCACGGACCGCAAGACGGCAGTAGCGCGGATCTGGCGCGCCGCCCAAGCCCTGAGGCCTGCCCCTGCGCAAAACGTGGCCGCCAAGGCGCCCGCCGCGCCACAGGCGACCACCGAGGCCAAGGCCGACCGCAAGGCGCACACCCCGCGAGAGAACTCGAAGAAGGCCATCGTCCTTGAACTGCTCCGGCGCCCGGATGGAGCCACCATCGCCGACATCATGGCCGCCACCGAATGGCAGGCCCACAGCGTCCGCGGCTTCCTCTCCGGCAACCTCGCCAAGAAGATGGGCCTCACCATCGAAAGCACCAAACGCGCCGACGGTGTGCGGAGCTACCGCGTCGCCTGAGACGTCAGTCCGAACTCAATGCCGCCGGTTGATCACCGGCGGCTTTTCGCTTCTCGTGGCGTCCAACCAGCACATCGAGCCGGTTGTGCAGGTTCTCCTCTCGTAACGCGCACTCGCCCTTTCGCACATACGTCCCGTTGATCCGCGTGATGATCCGGTTCTCCAACTCGGCCAGTTCCTGGCGAACCTCAGCCAGCAGCGCGCGGTTCTGCAGCCCGACGTAGGCGCCGATCAATCCGGAGACGAGCCCGATGGCCGGGACGATGACTTGAAGAAGGTTGTCTTCCATGGAAGCCTCTTCAGAAGGCGAAGTTCAGCGGACCAATCCGCCAGGCCCAGGCAGAGCCCAGGTAGTGCAGGATTCCCCGCCCGGATCTCCGCTTCGATCACCGCGATCTCGCGGTGGCAGCGTGCCATTCACGCCGCAATTCCCAATCGTTCGGTAGCAAGATCAGCAAAGGTTCTGCCGTCTCCCTCGAGCACTGCTTTCTTGCCGGAGAACTCCTCCCAGCGCCGAACGATCACGTCGCAGTAGCGCGGTTCGAGTTCAATCAGCCGCGCCTGGCGTCCTGCCTTCTCACAGGCAATCAGGGTGGAGCCCGAGCCGCCAAACGGATCGAGCACCGTATCCCGAGTCTTGCTGCTGTTGCGCACGGCGCGCTCCACCAATTCGATCGGCTTCATCGTCGGGTGCAGGTCGTTCGAAACGGGCTTCTTCACCAGCCACACATCTCCCTGGTCGCGAGCACCGCACCAGTAGTGGTCCGAGCCCTCCTTCCAGCCGTAGAGAATCGGCTCATACTGCCGTTGGTAGTCGGACCGCCCCATGGTGAACGTGTTCTTCGCCCAGATGAGGAAGGTCGACCAGTGCCCACCTGCTTCGGTGAACGCCCGGTAGAGCGTGTGCAGTTCCGAAGACGACATGCAGATGTAGATGGTGCCCTTGGTGACGGCCAGCAGGTTTGTGCACACATCGCTCAGGAACTGCTCGAAGCCATCTCCGAGATTGTCGTTCGCGATCTTGCGCTTCTTGCCGCGCAGTTTGTCCTTCATCGTGGCGCCGTAGTTCACGTTGTACGGAGGGTCGGTGAAGACCATGTCCGCAAGCCCGCCTGCCAGCACCTTCTCGACGGCCTCGATCTGTGTGGCATCGCCACAAAGTAGTCGGTGCTCACCCAGGATCCACACATCGCCGGGCACAGTGACAGCCGTTTCCGGCGCTTCTGGTGCGGCATCTTCATCGGTGTTGCCGGCCGCTTCGTTGGGCTCATCGGCCAGCAGAGCTTCGATTTCCTGGTCATCGAAACCCAGCACGTCGAGATCGAAATCCACCTCGCGCAGTGCATCGATTTCGACGCGCAGCATGTCCTCGTCCCAACCCGCATTGAGCGCCAGCTTGTTGTCGGCGATTACTAGCGCCCGCTGCTGTGCTTCGGTGAGGTGATCGAGCACGATCACCGGCACCTCGGCGAGCGCAAGCTTCCGCGCCGCCATCAGCCGCGCATGGCCCGCGATCACGACGCCGTCGGCTCCCACCAGTACGGGGTTTGTCCAGCCGAACTCGGCGATTGATGCCGCGATCTGCGCAACTTGCTCGTCGGTGTGGGTGCGCGGATTCCTGGCGTAGGGAATCAGCCGCTCCACCGGCCAGCGCTCAATTTGGATCGGGGTGTTCACTGCTTGGTGTAGGGGACCTGCGCGGGGGTGCCATCGGGGTTCGCAAAGTGCGCCAGCACGCCGGCGGCGCCTTGAGCCACGGAAAGACCAACCATGGCCCAGAACTTTCCCTTGCCTGGCAACAGGTCAATGGAAGCGTTGATGCCCTGGGCAGCCAGGGCGATCATCTGAATCGCAACGTTGACGGAGAATCGCATCTTGGTTAACTCCTTAAAGCGGCCGAGGTAGGGCCGCAACCGCCAGTACATTCGCAGTTCGCGAATCATCGGACTTGGCTCCAAAAAAGCGGGCGGCTCCGGAAGCGCGAGCAACCGGAACCGCCCAAGGGTGGCTGCGAGGATAGATAGCGGGTTAGGAAGCCTTGCGGCTCCCGTAAAAGGGTGCCGGACCGTTGTGCTGGATCCGGCGAGAGTCGCGTGCTTTGGGGTTGTGGAGTTGCTCCTCGGGGATGCCGCGCGCGGCGGCAACCTGGGAGAGAGTCTGGCCCGTTGCCTCGAGCTGAGGCTCCTGGCCAGTGAGATCGGCAAGGCGGCGCAGGATCACGTCGCAGTAGGCCGGACTCAGTTCGAGCCCACATCCCACACGCCCATGGACATGCGCTGCCGCGATGGTTGTGCCGCTGCCGAGGAACGGGTCGAACACCACGTCCCCGGCATCGGAGAAGGCCTTCACGAAGAACTCAACCAGGGCGCGCGGGAACGGCGCCGAGTGCGAGCCTTGCGAGGATTCCGTCTTCGCCTCGATGACGTTCGATGGTCTGGCGATGCCCTTGAAGCGGCCATCGTTATCCTCGGCATCCGGACGCCCTGCCGCATTGCCGCGCGCGCCGGTACCGAGCAAGCCGCTGCCCGAGGTCGATTTCGGATTGTTCGGCGAGTAATCGAAGCAGTCTTCGGAGACATGCCCCACGGCGAAGGGATGAAACTTGATCTCGGGCTGCCGGCAGAAGTGGAACACCGGCTCCCAGGCGTTCTTGAAGCGGTTCGACCATCCGCCTGGCACGCCGTTATCGGTCTTGCGCCAGCAGAACTCGTCCACAAAGCGCCAGCCCCACTGCTCCACATGGGCCAGCACCAACTTCTTCACGTAGAGGTGCCGCTGCCCGTCTTCGGCATGCTCCTTAATGTTCAGAAAGTAGGAACCGTCCCGCGCCAGTACACCTTCGATGCTCGACGCCACATCGCGATACCAGCCCACGTACTCATCCGGTGGAATCGGCTGGAAGCCGCTTGCCGGATCATACTCGCGCTGCGTGGCGTAGGGCGGCGACGTCACCACCAAGTTTGCCTTCTGCTTGCCGAGCAGTCGCGCGACCATCTCGCGATCGCGGCAATCGCCGCACAGCACTCGATGCGGGCCCACGACCCACAGATCGCCAGGCTGCGTGATCGCCTGCGCCGGCGGTTCGGAGATCTCTTCGTCGTCGGCCTGTTCGCCTTCCGGTGTCTCCGCTTCGAGCGAAGCCAGGTACGCCTCGATCTCCTTGGTGTCAAACCCGGCCAGCGTCGCGTCGAAACCGGCATCCGCCAGATCCTTCAGTTCGAGGGCGAGCAACTCGTTGTCCCACCCAGCAAGTTCCGACAGCCGGTTGTCCGCGAGCAGATACGCGCGCCGCTGGTTCTCGTCAAGGTGATCGAGCACGATCACCGGAATCTCCGTGAGCCCCAACTGCCGCGCCGCCTGCAATCGTCCATGCCCCGCGATCACCCCCGCCGCGGAATCCACCAGGACCGGATTGTTGAACCCGAACTCGGTGATCGATGCCGCAATCTGCGCGACCTGCTCGGCCGAGTGCGTGCGCGGGTTCCTCGCGTAGGGAACCAGCCGTTCCACCGGCCAGAGTTCGAAGCGCTGTGCGAGTTCTGTCATTGCTGCTTCAGTTCGCCCGCAATACCTGTGCGGCTTCCCAGACCAAGCGCCGGACCAGTTCCTCGGAGTTGTGGTTTTCCTGGTATTGAAAATTGGTTGCGGCAAACTCGCCAAAGAGAACCATCGCCATCAAGTCGTAAGCCACGGCTGCTTCCTCCGGCGTAGCGAGCCACCCGAGACAGCACCACTTGCCTTCGTACTTGAGCCTTGCGCCCCAGCGTGTGCCATATCGGCGGATGCCCTTGTATGGTTGACCGCTCTGACTATTTTTGCCGCAGTTCCGTGCGTTGCCGGCACTGTCGGTAAGGCGGAGATTACATCTCCTGTTGTCCAGCCGGTCGCGATTGATGTGATCGACCTTGAGCCCTGCTGGTGCACCGAGGATGTAGCGATGCATGAACACCGGGCGACCGTTCTCGCCTCGCACTGCGTATCCGCCGCGGTTCATGCACCAATTGAACCCATCAAGATGAGCATCCCGTGGGTCGACGATCGTGTGAGCAACAATCGCTCCGTCGCGCCGCCGAAGAGGAATCCGATAGCCTGCTGGTTCGGTCGCGGGCTTAGCGATCTCCGTGACTGCATGCTTGGAATGCCACTCGACGGCCAAGCGGCCATTCCGACACGTCAACTCCACGACTCCCTGAAAAGTCCCTGCGCGAACAATCACTTGAGGGTTTCCCTGTCAACTCGTGTAAACCTAGTTTTTCATTCGCTGGCTGCGGACACGGTGCAATCTGGCCACCGTCAAAAAAACCTCCGCCTGGGAGGACCCATGGCAATGAAATTGCAGGCGATCAGGCCACCATAGCTCGGTACCGTTCAAGGAACACCGCTAAAACTCGTGGCCGGTGCTGGGGTGCAACTCGTTCCGTCCACTCCCGATAGCTAAGAGATGCTTTGCGTCCATTGCAATCTGGACAAACAATCACGATATTGCGAAGGGAATGCGCTCCGCCGAGTGCGAGCGGGATCATGTGGTCGGTGTGTTTCCGAAGCAGAACTGTGCCGCAGTACGCGCAGTGGGTCGCCTCATGCTTAAGGCGGGCTATTGACTGCGTCGTTGCTGTTCCATCTGAGTACTCCTGAATGCGCCCTCGACGGGTTTCATGCTGAATGTAGACTCGATCAGGGTGGGCTGTTTTGTAAGCGCGGGTCCGGGCAACTTGCTGGTCGCGTCGCTGCCAATAACGATCGCGCGCCTCCGACTTCTTTTGTTCACGAAACTCAGAGTCTTTCCAGTACAGTTCATCTAACGAAAGGTCAAACGGACTTAGCCAATCCGCTGCCCACTCAGTTCGAATCTTGTCGGCGTACTGTTCTGCCCTCCTCAAGCGAGCGATGCGGATGCGCTCCCTTTTCGATACGTAGGGAGACATTGCGCGGCCAAGCCTGCTGGCTTCAGCTTCGCGCTGTTTTCGTTTGTATTCAGGCGTGCTGCTCCAACAGGCGAATCCTGCTTCTCTGGCTGCTGCCGTGTTCTGCCGATGGGCTTCTAAAGCCCTGTCGCATTCTGGGCACAATGCCTTCAGACGTTGATTTCTGGTGTATCGTCCCCAGTTGTCGACAGAGCCCATTGTTCCGCAAGCTCTGCAACTTGGCACGGTATGGCTCCGGGCTTTCCGAATGATTGGATCTCGGGTGGCCGAGTTACGAGAGGCGACTACCGCGGTACTCTGCTGTTGCTTTTTTCGACATCTGCGCCTCGGATGCAGCCAAAGCGCACTTTGCAGTGCAAGGGTTTCGATGGGAAAAAGGCACCGCGAACCCGTGCCAAGAATCGAGCACCAATCTGTTTCTTGCGGGTCTTCATCGCACCAGGCACTCGTTCAGGACGGTGAAGAACAGCGGCTCGGTGTTGAACTCCACACCGTCCTCGTCCTTCATCTGCAGTCGGCGCAGCTTCCAGCAGCGGCCATGCTCCAGCGTTTCGAGGAAGCTGTAGCGCGTGCCAGCGCGGATGGACGACTGCACCGGGCTCGTGCCATCCTCCCGTCGCAACCAGATCGCCTTGAGATGGCCCTTGCGCCCGTAGGACGGTTTGGCAAAGCCATTGGCCACCAACCGCTGCGCGGTCTCCAGCGGGCGATACCCGAGGGAACGCCCATCGGAAGCGTAGTAGGGGATTTGTGTTGCGGTTGCCATCAAGACACACTCCGGGTGCGGCACAGAAGGGAAGGAGTTTCGCGAGAGTCCCGTCTCTCGGTATGAAGCTGAGGGAGGTCTTTCGGAGGGTGCGCCTTGCGCTGGCCTGATCGAACTGCGCCTTCGATGTAAATATACGCGGAGCGCAGGAAAAGGGTAAACCGATGGCGGAGAATTTTCACTGCGCGTTTTGGGGCGTATTGGTTACCTGGACCCGCCTCACCCACGGCTGCTCCAGATCCGGGTTGTAGAATCGCATCCGCGGCTCAGCGGGTGGTGGGCCGATCAACTCGATGGACTGCCGAGTGACCTGTCCAAGGCGCCAGCCACGCTCGATGTAGCAAACCAGCCCGTAGCCACCACCGAATGGCCGGCGTTCGTAGTTCGCGGATCGGTACAACCCGTCCATGGTCCAGCCAAGAGCCAGGGCTTCGTCGCGAATCGCGTTCACCAACTCGCGGGCACAGGCCAGCCTGTCGCGTTCGGCCCGTACACGCGGCGCGGGCTCCTGCCGTGCCGGTGGCTCCACCTCGGCCAGCGGCGGGCGGTACATCTCGGGGTCGATGGCGGCTATGGCCGCGAGTAGAGCGGGTTCCCCGAACAGATCGATGGCGCGCACCTGGATCTCGTTGAAGCGCTGTCTGAGCGGCCCGTAGACCGCTCCGGGCACCTTCCCCGCAGTGAAGGACTTCTGCACCGCACCCATCCGGTGGCGAAGCCACGCGAAGTACTCGGGATCGAGCCTCCGATAGCAGGAATCGTTGATCTCGACGTCGCGCGCATACATCGATGACTCACGCGGGGTCCACCACTCGAGGGTGGTCGAGACCCAAATTGGCCCCAAAATCGCCTCTTTTGTTTCAGCACGGTTACAATTTGCGGGGACTCGCGGGGACTCTGCGGGGACTCGATTTTGGCAGTCCCCGCAGGTTAAGTCATTGGCGCTCAGCAGCATAGAGGAAGTTGCGGGGACTTGCGGGGACTTTTCCCCTGTCAGCCCCCACGTACGTGCACGAGTAATGCGTATTTGTGTGTTGGGTGTATTCATATACGC